CTTGGTGTTGCTAAAGAGTCTATAATAATTAAAGAATCCCTGTTTAAGGTATAGCCATAAGCGTCATCGCTTAATGCTGAATCTCTATTACGATCACGTTCCTCAATAGCCCAAAGCTGAGTTCCAATCTGAACCTCAGTAGGCATTTTTGGATATTTTACTGGTTTGGCAGACGCCATAATAAAACCCCTCCTAAATATATGTAATCAGTATACACTATCTAGGAGGGGTTGTCAAGTGTGCTATTTTTGGTTCTTGTCTACCTTGTTAAAAGCCTGGTTGATCTCGTCCACGGTTAGCTTGCCGTCGTCCAAGAATGATCTGGCTAGTCTCTCAATTACTGAGGCTACTCCAAGAATACCAGCCATAAGTACTGCAGAAATTAGATCAACGCCAACTACTGCTCCTGCACCCAAGACAGTTAGTCCTGATGCTGCAAATACTGCTAGAATTCTCCAAATTACGTTCTTGATGGTGGTAAAACCACCTGCTACTCCCTGTTCTTCCATTTGGTTTTCCTATCTACTTAGCTTCTTCTTTTTCATAACGAAAAATCGGAAATGTTACTATCCATACTAATAGGGTAATTAGTATGAGGTTTCCTGTTAGCTCTTTAGCAGAACCCTCCAGGACAAGCCAAGCAACGACCATACCAAGCAATGTCCATGCCTGCTCTATGACGTCCTTGACTAATGCTGTTAAAAATTTCATCCTATGCTCCATTTCTTATGTTTACTGTTGTTGCTATACCGCTTATAGAAATTGCTGATAGTGCTGCTTGCACTGCAACAATTGCTGTAACGACTACTTTTTCTGAGTCTTCTCTAACTTCTGGACTCATATCTGCCCCCGCATTTCCAAGGAAGTTAACAAGCTCTGTAGCTCCCCCAAGAACATCACCAAGAAGTGGAATGGCTGCTAGGGCCTCATCAAGAATGATGTCATCTGCTTCGGCTGCTAGGAACAGGGCTTCAAGGGCCTGGTTATACTCTTCAGATCCTGGCTCTGCTGTTTCAAATATTTCCAAGGCTGCTTCAATAAGTGCTTCTACTTGGGCCTCTGAAAGATCTGTAGCCACAATTTGATCAAGTTCTACCTGCATTAATTCTTCTGCAGATATGTCCTCTTGTAATTCTTCTGCAGATGTGATAGACTCTTCTTCTGGTTCTATAATAGGAGAGGTTGGTTCAGGTGAAGGTTCTATTGGTTCTTCAGGTTCTTCAGTTGGCAGGGTTACTGGTTCTGGTTCCTCTGGCTGTATTGCTGGCGGGACTATTGGCTCAGGATCCTGGGAGGGTTCTGGTGTTGGGTCTACTGGGTTGGTTGGTGGCACGACAGGTTCAACTGGTACGACAGGGGTTGGAGTAGGCTCTGGGGTTGGCTCAGGGCTAGGTTCTGGACTAGGTTCTGGGGTAGGTTCTGGGGTAGGCTCAGGACTTGGCTCTGGTGTAGGTTCTACCGTTGGTTCTGGAGTAGGATTAGGAGCAGGTGGCTCAGTAATTGTTTGGATTTCTAAAGGAAATACCTGACCACCTTGAGTATAACGAACACCATATCTAGCTCCTCCTGGTGCATTAGAGCTTACTTGATAGGTTGGAGTCCAAGTATAATTTACTGGATCTACCTGTGCTAACATTCTAATATAGACTGGGTCTCCAGAAGACTGACCCCAAACCATTACTTTCCAGTCAACACAAATAGAAGTTGCTGTTGATCCATACCTAACGTATAAATCTTTTCCAATGCCCCATCCTGGATCCCACTGAGAACTTCCGTTATTTGAAAAAGCGTGGTAGTCCCATGAACCAATTGATATAGACGGTGTTGCTGGGTAGTCCCAGAAAGTATAATCACCCTGACCAAAAGTTATAGTTCCTTTTGGACTTATATAAACGTTACCATTATATACAGTGCCACCAAATTCTAGTGGGGTATTTAGGTTCATTAAGAATGCTTGATCGCCACCATTAACTTGATGGGTATCACAGACTGCGGTTGTAGATGCTTTAGCACCAAGTGGCCAAAGTAAAGATACAAAAAGTATGGATAAAACTATTGCTGAATATAAAAATTTTTTAATTCTGGGGTCTCCTCGTTAGTGGGGTTATCTAACAAGACTATTATACCAGTTATTTAATTAAAAAGACTCAACAACTTTTCTTCTGTTGCAATGCCAGTGTGTCTTGCAACTTCTTTACCATCAACTATTGCGATAAAAGTTGGAACACCTTTAACGCCATACTCAACTGCTGGATCAAACTCGTCACTCACATCAATCTTGTCATAATTAATATCTAATTTTTCTGAAACAAGTTTTGCAATTAATGGTTCCATCTGCTTACATGGTTGACACCATGTTGCTGTAAAATGTAGTAACTGTTTCATTACTTAGCTCTCTTATCTGGAATCTTAATTTCACAGTAGTCTGTTGTGCAGTATGCTTCTCCAGTTGCTTCTAGATTTTCTACTCCATCATAAATGGCAGAGAAGTCAATCTTTGCAATACGTCCAATGTAGTAGTCATACTCGTCTTCTGTAATCTCTGTGTAAGGCTGCTGTGGATATACCTTGTTACCCATTGGCAAGAATGATACAGCTTTTAGCTTACCCTCGTACATATTAAGAACAGATGCTACGTGCTGCTTTTCTGTTTCCTTATCAAAAGACAGTGTTACAGACACACCATTGTCTGACCAATACTCTTGAGCTGTTGCAGCAAGAGACATTTTTTCAAACAACGATACTTGCTTTTCGCTACGCTTCTGTCCAGACTTAATTGGGAAATATACAACTGTGGTGTTTGCTGACACTAGGTCATCTTCACACTTGTATCCAGCTGCCTTAAATAAGTGTAGCATTGGGTCTGTGTTTCCAAAACGGATAGCACGTAGGTAGAAAGCTCCACCTGGTCCCCAGTGAACTCCAGGTGTTGCACCCGATAGTAGTGATACTGATCCAGATGGCTTTACGGTGGTCACACGAATTGATTCACGAACACATAGCCATTCAGAATACTGCTTGTCATAGAAACGAATCTTACCATATCCTTCGTCCATCCATTCACGAACAGTTGGTAGACCCTTTTCATCTGCAAAAGATGCAATACCTGTTAGAGATGTTCCAATACGACGATTACGCTGCATGATTCCATTAGTCTGCTGCCAATGTGTTGGCAACAAAGTAACAGTCTTACCGTATAGATAAGCAAACTTTAAAGTCCGTAAGAAATCTTCCTTGGACTCGTGACGGTTTAGGTGTACTTCAACTAGGGTACAAAGCTCATAAGACTCTAGTGGCTGTTCTGCACACGGATTAAAACCTACTACACGGTAGTCTGCACCGTCTGGCTGATCTGCCAATCGTCCGTAGTTACGAGCAACATCTAGCCAAATAAATCCTGGCTCTCCATTATCTGCAATACGATCCACATACTTTGAGTAATCCATTCCAACAGTAGCAGAAATAGAGTTATTACTCATCCATGCCCATCCTGGAGCATCTGGGTCATAGCTGTTACGCTCTGGGAATGCTTCTGCATTCTTTAGGTTTAGGAAGTCCTCATCGCCCTCTACACCCAAAGCAAGGGTAGCAGAGCGACGAACGTTTCCAGATACAACACAAGTTCCAATTAGATTAATAATGTCTACAATAGCTCTTGAGTCTAAAGTTTCTCCAGCTCTACCGCCAATAACTTTGCTAATCTGTTCGTGCAAAGTAATTAGTGGACCAGGACCAGAAGCAGTTCCTCCAAAGCCCTTGATTGGTGCACCCAATGGTCTAATCAAAGAGTAGTCAAGCTCTTGTCTGTTTTGGTTTGGTCTCAAGAATGAATTAAGAAGTAGTCTTGTAGCCTCTACCCAGCCTTCACGAGTATCTGGGATTTCATAAACTACCTTTGGTTCAATTGGTTCGTGGATTGGTAGAGCCTTATCTTGTCCAAGGGTATCAAAGCCAACACCAATACCAAGCATAAGAGCATCCATTACCCAAGCAAACAAAGCTCCTGGATCATTCTTATCTAAATCTTTTGTAGATACAACAGCACAGTTCTGTAGTGCTGCAGAGTTACGCTTCTCCATTGTTAGTGGCGTTCCAAATGTCCACATTCCACGTCCTGGTGGTGTCCACTTTAGGTTAAACATGCGGTCAAAAGCCTCTTGTGCAGACTTCTGTGCCTTATAGTCATTCCACGGTAAACGGTTGTCCTTAGCATGATTCTTCTGGACAGAGTACATACCCTCAATAACTCTCTTACAAACTTCATACCAGCGTTCTTTGGTTCCATCTTCTTTGATACGAGAATAGGTTCTGGCAAAAGTAATTTCTCCAATGGAGTTTTCTCCTGCGTCTCTGAAACCAAATGGTGCCTCTACAGTAGTGTATTTTTCAACGAAATCTACTGGAAGTCTAAATGAGAAAAAATCTGACATAAGCATATAGCCTTTCTTGATTGAGTTAGATGTATATTATAGCATAGTGTTTTTAAAAAAGCAAAACACTACTTAAAGCTTTGGTTTAGAGTTTTACAAAAAGTAAATCTATTTATGTAAATTTTGTTTAGATTAAGTTGAACTGATCTAAAAAGTTACGCACATCATTTGGCATTTCTTCTTTTCTATTTGACTCTAACAAATCTTGACGTTCTTTGTTTATCATTTTTGTAGCATCAGACCAAGTGTGAACTTCTACCTCTAAATTTAAATCTCTTGGTGTGTGAGAAATAGCTCCAAAAATTGCACCACAAACAGCATCAGCTAAGTCCTTAGAACTTTTTCTTGGGTGGTCAACTCTATTACCCTTCATAATTTTAAGCTCTGTAAGTTCTTCAAATAACAAATCAATCATTGGCATTGCTACACGATCTTCATAAATAAGCATAGCCATATCTTCATAATGTTTCTTTGCTACTGATACTGTTTCAGTTCTAATGCCCACAGACTTTAGCTCATTCTGTATATCAAAAGATTGCCAACGGTCAAAGCTAACCATTCCAAGATCAAAGCCTTGTCTTCTGAGGTTTTGAATCCACTGTTTAACTTCTGAAAGGTTTACTGGACCTTCCTTCTTTGGCTCCCACCATGCTACAGCATCTACAATTACTACTGGTACTACCTGTTCATAGTCTTTCATTACTTGAACAGATACCCACTTTTCTACGTGAGCAATTGCTACTGCACACTTGTCATGCTTTTGTGCAAGGTCAGCATGGACATAATATTTTTTGTTTGGATCTGGCTTAAAGGTTTCATCAAATCTTTTAAACTGATCTATTGGATTACGAATAGTCATTGCACCCTGGACTTTCTCACGCTGCTTAAAGAATGCATCAGAAGAGAAGCTTGGGACACAAGCAAATCTTTGCATAGCATCTCCAAGATCAGTATAAAAAGCTAGCTTAAAGTCTTCAACACTTCGTGTGGGATTTACAACCCAGGTAGGACGCTTTAGTGCAAACATTCCAGGAAACTTATAGTTGAGAATACTATCTTCTTCCCAGCTAATCTCAAAAGAGTTTCCCTCAGCTTCTTCTGGTAAATCAGGGTTCATGATAAACTTATGAGTTTTTGTTACAACATCTTTATCAGCAATTACTGCATCATATCTTTGTGATATAAAGTCTCCAGGAAATCGTGGGAAAGATAGGAGTGCTACCTTGCCAAGATCTGGGAAACGTGAGTCTACAGAAGCACGGAATGCCTTGTAGATGTTATCTGCTGTTTTACCTTGATCATTACCAGTTCCAATCTCTTGTGCAAATCCAGAAATCTCATCAAGCACTGCAAGGATAAGGTTAAGACCCTCATGCGATTCTCGTTCAGAATGTCCTGAGTATACTGTTATTGAATGATTGAACTCAATACTGTCTGCCTTTGCATAAAACTTTCCAGCAAACCATGGAGATCTTTCTATCTTGCTTTTGAATCCTTTGAAAAAAACGTTCTTAGCTTGCTGAGCGTTAATCGCCACGTTAATGATATCAATCGCATCGCCACTTGGCTTTCCAAAGTATCTCGCTGGGTCCTTGAGACAAAGGAGTTTATATACGATGTAAGAACAGGCAACAGTAGAGGTAAAGTCTTTACCAGATCCTTTACCAAGCTGAAGAATAATTTCATTCTTTGTATATTTCTTGTAATATTTTTCACCCTCTACTGCTCCCATCAAGTCAATCAGATCTTCTTTTTTGTATATCTGACTCATTGCTTCAACTATATCATATTGAACTTGAGACAATGGTGGCTGTCCAAGATAGGCTTCCCCCTCAACAAATGTTTTTGCATCTACTGGTAGCTCAGCAAAATTTTCGTTTTTTAGTGCTTCAAAGAAATCATTAAACATTGTTGTGGACAACGGTAATTACCTCGCCTTTTCTAGCCACTTGGGATAGTCGTGACATAATCTTGTCACGTATTTCTGGATGTTCAGAAGCTACGTCTCTAAGAATATTAACTAGTATCTGTTGCTTCTCTTCAATCTCAATCATTTCTTCTGCAAGCTCTTGGTTTTCTAATAGCCCAGCCTTCTGAAGCATATCAATTCTTGTTTTTTCAATGTCCATGACTAGCTTGATGGCACCATTTTTTGCACTTAAGTTTGCTGTTGTAGTAGCATCGTCAATGACTTCGTATGCCTTGGCAATAAGTTTGTTATAGTGTGTGTCAGCACCAACCAAAGCTTCTTTGGCACGTGCTCTAATAGCAGCATTGTCTGCAGCCATCTGCCTCCACTCTTCAATAAGTGCGACAACTCTTGTGCGTGGTAAGGCAAGCTCTTTTGAAATTTTTGTAGGGTCATTACCTTTTAGGTATTCTTCAACAACCTTGTTTACTTCATCAAGATGTTTAACAAGTTGTTCCTCAGTCGTTGACACGTTTTGCTCTCTTTCCCTTTTGCGGTATACGTTTAATTCTATCAGATTTAAAGCTTCTAAGTGCCCCAATTTGACCACGGTTTATTTCAAAGCAATCAACCCACCGAGCACCAGTCTTAGCATTAGTTGTTATTCCATGCACCTTAAACCTAGAGCCATACTCACCCTCAACCTTTACTGTGTCACCTGCATTAATAATAAAACCATTTAGCTCAAAGCTAGACTCTGTGCTAAATTCTGTTGGAGATACTGGAGCTTCTCTCCTAACTCTAACCATTATACAGATCTTTCTTTTGCAATCTTAAGCAATATGAGGTATCCCAGTAGGTCGTCAATCTCGTTATCCCCTGGCCAGTCATGACCGTTTTGTATGCGTGAAAGCTTGTCGTCAATGCGAACAAGAAGTTGCTCTACGTTGTCTGCCTTTGAAAATATTCTTGAGGGATGCAGGGCCGAATCTCCATAAGACCTATTCTTAGAAATCAACAATTCTTTTACTTGATCTGTAACTCTTTCAATATCTTTTTCTGTTTGTATGCTCATCTTCTACTCTTCCTTAATCCAAATTTTGCTAGATAAACATAGATGGTTTCTATACTTGCTCCAGACTCTTTGGCAATTTCTTCTGGAGTCTTTTTGTCCACAAGATATCTCTTACGAAGCCAGACTTCAGAGGCATATAGTTTAGCAGCCATTTTTTACTTTGTCAACTTTCCCCAATTATGGATAGCCCAGTGACCAATGCCAACAGCATCAGCCACATCATTGTCAATTATTGTTTTATCATAATAAGTATTAACAAACTGTATTGTTCTAACTTTTCTAATTTCTCTTGCTCTATTTTGATACCACACTTTAGACTTGTCTGGATACTGCTCCATCAGCTCTTTCTTTTCTAGGGTTGTAAGTTTTGGATTCCCAATAAAACTTTGCCAACTAATTGGGTTTACAGAACCAGCAATTTTAATACCCGAAATTCCTGCTGCACCAAGAAGGCTGCCTTGAACTAAAGCTAGATCTGCTGCAGTTTTTGGGCTATTAATAAATACTGTATGCTCAATAACTATGGAGTCTATATTAAATTTTTTAAAAAACGCATAACTTTTACGAGCAGCATCTTTTACTTTTGCATAAGTATTAGCACCCTGAAAATTAATTTTTCCAAAAGCAACCAAAGAAATGTCAGAAAAAATTGCAAATGCAAGGCTGTTGGTGCTGGCATCAATACTACAAATTGTTTTTGGTTTTTGATTACTCAGTGTCATCTTGATACTCATGAAAGAACATCCTTATTTGTTTAATTTTTTTATTTACTTCTTTACTATTTATGTAGCATACTGCACAATGTGTGTGTTCATTATACAACGACAGCCTTGTTCCACATTTACCAGCACACATTCTGACCTTATTGTTACGCTTATGTCTTCTTGTTGCTTTATGTCTTTCAGCTATCTTTTCTTTAGTTGCCTCGTCACGACATTCTGCGGAGCAATATATTTGATAAGAAACTGCTCCATAAAAATAAGTGCTGCACCAACTACATTGTTTCAACTAGGGCCTCCAGGGATTTAATCTTTACAGACCCTACCCCTGCGTCAGCACACACCTTTGAAATTGGACAAGTCTTACAGATCTTAGAATTTGATCTATAATTTTTTGTTGGTAAGGTTTTGTCTACCCATGCCTTACGAACATCTCTCATCCACTGGAATGCACCATCTACCCATTGTCTATAATAATCATTTACTTCAACAGGAAGAATCAGCAAGTCGTGATTATTCTTGTTTTCATAAATAAGAACTGCTTTTGCTTTCTTAAGAATTTTCATGTAAATTAGAAGCTGAATAAGGTGGCCAGTCTTTGGCTTGCCAACTTTTTTGCGGTACTCAAAACCTTCCATCGGCATAGTTTTAATTTCGCCCAGGATGTCTTCACCTTCCCAGTTAAGAATTACATCTCCAAAACCAAAGATAGGTGGATCATTGGCAATAACCTTAAACTCAGAATCAACTAAGAAACCAGGAACGTTGCCCATAGCTTCCTGAATTCTTTCGTGGGACTTGGTTCCAGCGGTCATATTTGCACCACCATAAGCGTCTGCGTTATCTTCAAACACTGCACCCTCAAATGCTAGGTACCAGTATCTTGGACACTCTCCGTGAGAGTATGCTATTGTACTGGGTGCAAACGTTTTCTTTTGTGTAAACTTGTCTACACGATTAATAGTATATCCAGAGTTAATCTTTTCAATTAGCTCTTGGTTGTTTAAAAAGGATTTCTTTTCTGCAACCTTTTTAATCATAACTTCTTGTAAAAAATTTTTAGCCATTATTATTTTTCTTTTCTCTTAGAGTTCTATTATACACTAGCGAGTAATATACTTCAAGGCAGACACTAAACTATTTATAGATTCTGCAGCTGTGTAGTAAATGTTTTTCTTGCCACGATCTGACTTGTCCACGTTGGTCATCCATGTAGCTTTAAAGGCCATCTTAGCTGCGATTGCTTGTAATCTTACAATCTCTACAGTTGCTACGTTTAACGGGATGTCTGGCTTAATAATTATCTTAGCAATAAAGGTTAGGGCTGTTGTAAGCTCTTCATCTTCCATATATTCGGCAATTTCTACCAAACCATTTACCATCTCTAAAGTTGTCTTATCTTGTTCCATTATCGTTCTCCCTCTATGAGTTGTTCTAGTATTCCTAATTCAATTATAGCAAGTCTTGTCTTTGGGCTACCCTCGCCAATTACGACAATGATAGCTGGATCTTTTCCGTTCCTGATAGCATCAGTCGTAGCCTTAGCCCAAACATCTCTATTAAGAGTAAAAGATTTACCCACTTCTTTAAAGTCAATAACAAAATCCTCCCATGAGGCATCGCCCTTTTGGTTGTTTCTGCCTGAGTTTTTGTGCTGCTTGGCACCCAGTCGTTTACTTTCTGACTTCTCGCTCATAATCTTTCTTACTCTTTTTCTTTAGACTAACCCTAGACACATGTTTATTGGAGCACTGCCATGTTAGATCAAGTGTGTCAAACCACAGTCTTAGCTGGGAAACTTCCTCTTTACATCTTTGGCATATGAATTTGCCAGGGAATGTTGAGAATGGTTTGTGGTTTTGTTCTTTAGGAGTTTGCAATTTTATCCTTAATTGAATCCTGTAGCTCTAGGTCTTCACGAACACGATTTACAAAGCCATCTCTACCCTGAACCTTAGAACCATCTGGAAGGATGTACCAGGCTCCTGTACGCTCTACGATACCCATAAGCTCTGCAGTGTCAACTAGATCTCCTATGGCGTCTACGCCCACCATGTCGCCTCTGAAGTAAAAGTCGTATTCTCCAGACTGGAAGGCAGGGGATGTCTTTGAGAATTGAACTTCCCATCGTACTTTTCTTCCAACTTTTTCCTCAATAAGCTTGTCTCCTACAGCAATCTTACCCTTGATAGCCTGATTGTCAGACTCAGAGCTAAATAGTTTAATTACTGTTGAAGAGTAAAACTTTGTAGCTTGACCACCAGTTGGTTGCTGGCTTGTATACATCGCAGAAATGTTGTTACGGCTTTGGCTAATAAGAATAAACAGGGTTGGTTTCACCTTGTTATTGGCATAGTTAAGCATCTTCCAGGCGTTGCTAAAGTCTCTGGACTCTGCACCAATCTGTTTTGTGTTTTCTAATTCTTTTAGCTCGTCAGTACCCTTTTCAAAATAAATAGCTGGCAGCAATGATGTGATTGAGTCTACAACAATTAGGTCTACTCCAGCATTCATTAGTTGGGTTCCAACCTCTACCATTTCATTAATGGTTCTAGCCTGAGAAACAATAAGGTTTTCTGTATCTACACCCAATCTTTTAGCCCAGTCTTCAGAATAAGACATCTCAGCATCAATCCAAGCACAAAGCTTTCCCTCTTTTTGTGCTAATGCAATTGTCTGTAGGCATAGGGACGACTTGGCACTTGACTTACTACCCCAAACCAAAACCTGTCTTCCATAAGGAAAGCCGCCATTTAAAGCACGGTTTAAACCAAAGCTTGGTGTGCTTTGATAATTAGTTACAAATCCTGCACCGTTGGATAAACGTTTTCTTAGCTTTGGATCTAATGCAGCAAAGGCTTCATCAATAGTAGTCATTAAAACTTTACCCCATGTCTCTCTGGTCTTGATTTATTAAAGCTGGTTTTGTTATTTATTGCTACCTGTAGTTCTTGATCTACATAACCATTTTCAGACAACCCCTCATACAAGTCAAGAGTTCTAATAAGAATGTCAGCCATCTCGTCAGCAACCTCTTGCTTACCCTTGTCTTTACGAATAGCCTCCATTACCTCAACCACTTCTGATACAATCATCATTAGTTGTTTGGCAATAAAAATATCATCTACCTTTTCTGGCCAAAATCCTTTTTCTACTGCTGTGGCATGAATACTTTTGCCCATGTCGTCTAGCGTATTATACATTTACATCCTCCATAATTATTGTTCCATCTTTTGTTTTACCAAAGGAAAAGCTGTATGCGTTCCCCTCTTCAATCTTCATATATGCTTTTGCAAAGCTGGTTGGAAATACTGTAACGGAGTGTAGCTCACGAGCTGTGTCAGCTAACACTAGTGACGCCATCTTTTTTCCAGCTTTGGTTATGCGTGGCTTAAAAGACACCACAAACATTTCGTCATCTTTGTATGGTAGCTGACGATAGCTTAGCATTTTTAAAAGACCGTTTGAGTGATTCCCAATTTCGTCAGCAGGGATAGCAGTAAGAATCCTATTGTCGCTACATAAAATAATATAGGTTTTACCAGACTCAATAGCGGTTTGCTCTTCATCAAAGATGCCAACGCTTCCTGTCTTGTCTAGTATTTCAACACGAGACCACCCCTTGCCACGCTTAATTGATTTTACCATACCCATTAAGATGAAAGACCCCTTTTCCTCAAAGTCACACACGTCATTAATAAATGCATAGTAGTGTTGTGGAATAGAGTAGTTAAACTCTGGCAGGTTCAAGTACTCATAAAGGTTCTGTCTAATCTCTTCATCATTACGTGGGTTATCAGTAAATGTTGCACCACCAACAGCTCTTAGAGCAGCTAGAGCACGACTGTTGGCACCACTACCCTTTGTAAAAGTAAACTCTTCTAGGTGTTTATAGTCTCTGAAAGGACGTGCAGCCATGTACT